TTATTTGCTCCCGTTCTGGCCTGCGGTGGACACCGATTGGACACCATTTTTCGGTCCGAATTTCGCGTGCAGGTTCTCAGCAACCACATCGAGGTCACTGTCGAACAAGTCGGCATACACCCGCAGCGTCACGGCGGGATCTTTGTGGCCGAGCATCCGCGCCAGAGCCAGCACGTTCACACCCGCCGACACCGCCAGGGACGCGCATGTGTGCCTCAGGTCGTGCGGAGTGATCGACTGCACTTTGGCCCGCTTCACCGCACCGGCGAACCAGCCGCCGTAGCTCTTGGGTCTCGGTTGGTAGTTGCGGCCGTCACCGAAAACGAGATCACCCATGTCTTTGCCCCGGCATTGCACCGACAGCTCATCCAGGACGAACTGAGGCACCGGAACCGAGCGAGCTTCACGCCCCTTGGTCGGTCCCACCGCGTGATCGACGCCGAGTTGCACCGCGTTCTCAGACACCGAGATGCGGCGGCGCAGGAATTCAACATCACGCACACGCAGTGCCACCGCCTCGCCCCATCGCAACCCGCAATAAGCCAGCGTGAGCACCAGCGCGCCGTGCTCGCCGGATTCATCAGCCAGTCGGCGCACATCGTCAGCCGAGAGATAGACATGGCGCCGCCCCGTCTTGCGGGGCAAACCTTCGATCCCTTTGCACGGGTTCACTGACAGCCGAAGAGCTTTTACGGCATCGCTCAAGATGCCGCTCAACACGCCGACCGACCGAATGACGGTGGTCGTACCTGAGCCGTTGCGGGTCATGGCCGCGGTCCACGCCTCGACGCTGGGCACGCCGATATCTGCGATGGGGACCGATCCCCACTTCGGTTTCACATGTACCCGGTACGCCGATTCGAGCATCCGGTAATGGGATTGGGCAGTGGTCTGTTTCTTGCGTGCCAGCCAGTCGGCGGCCAGCTCGTCTACGGTGATCTTGCCCAACGACGGTGCAACATAGACGCCTTTCAGCTTCTTGATCTCCACGTCGTTGGCGAAAATCTGTGCATCTCGTTTGGTGGTGAAACCACGCTTGCGTGTGGTCCGGTTGCCGGGTGTGCGGTAACGGACAGCGTAAAGCGTTGTGCCACCTGATGTTTGGTATTTTTCAACGGTTGCCATTGGACAGGCTTTCTTTGAGTTCGGCTTTGAGTTCGCGGGTTATCCGGCCACGTTTCTGGGGGTTCGCGTCCGTCCCGGCACGGCGGTCCCGCTCGGCACTGAACACCGTCCCCCACAGCCGCATCGCCTCCTCGCAGAGTTCCTCGGTATCAAGCCCGAGCGAGGCCGCGACCCGCTGATCGGTCAGTCCTGACCAATCGAGGACCGGGTGGAAGGTGCCGTGGAAGGTGCCGATGTAGCGGTGGTCCTGCCGAAGTTCTGAGGCCCTGTCCCACCTCCCCCCGGCGCAAAAACTGGTCAATTGCTCACCGGTGGGCTTGAAGTCCTCGGTCACTGTCACGTCGCCATCGCAGCGCACCAAGTCGGCAAGACGGGGACGCTGGTCAGTGACATCCTCTAACGCAGCGGTCAGCGCCAGCACCGTGGCGAAGGTGGGCGCGCTGCGCCCTGTCTCGAAATCGCGGACCTTAGATGCTGTCCAGCGCAGTCCAAACCGTCTCGCCGCCTTGGCCAGGTCGTCTTGGGTTAGCCCCGCGTCGGTACGGATGCGGCGGCAGTTGGCACCCACCACCTCAGCTATGGGACGTGTGGTCATGGCCGCACTGTAGCGCGGATTTACGTAATTTGACAGAGCCTCATGTCAATGGTTCTCTGGGTATGTAAGTTCGCGCTCCTTGAGAGGACTCCTCCTTATGACTACGAAGCTGGCCGACGACATCGCTAGACCCCCGCAAGTGGCTGACGCACTCGGCATCACTGAAATGGCGCTTGCGCAGATGAGGTACCGGGGCACCGGCCCCCGGTTCATTAAACGAGGTTCAAGAGTCCTATATCGCTGGTCCGACGTGTCCTCGTACTTGGACGAGCACACCCGCGAGCGCACCAGAGCCGGGCGGGGTCGGTGAGCTGACCCGACAACCTAACTCCACAACCTCACCGATACCTGACAGAAAGACGCCGATGAAAGGTGAACCTAGATAAAGAAACCCGCCCCGAAAGCGGTGGGGCGGGCTCCAAACGCAAATCCATTGCTACCAGCGATTATACCACCGCATCCCGCCAGGTGTCGTGGTGGTCGGTGCACGAACACGTCAAGCCGATACTTCATCAGATCGGTTCGTGGCCCCTCGCCGGATCACCGGCCTGGGTCGCACTCGATGACGACGATCCGGTCAAGCTTGCCGCCTTGCTCGACGCCGCGCAGCACCACGTCCTAAGGATCGAGACCGCGCAGGCCGAACTGGCCGAGGCGTCCCGCGCCGTCGCGGCCGATGCCGACTGGCCTGCCGTCGCCGCCGAGATCGTGCGGCGCCGAGCTGCCTATATCCCACGGGAGAAGGCGTCATGACCGCTAACGAAGACCTGGTCGCCAAGGGCCGAGAGTTGTTCGAGTCGGGCAAGTACAAACCGCCAGCCGCGGCCGGTTCAACAGAGTGGACCGGTTCAACACCCATCGTCGCTGCTCAGGACACTTCGACCAGTTTGGCCGGTTCAGATGCAGGGGGAGTACTAGACGACGTACGTGGCTGGCTTGCCAGGTTCATTTGCCCGATGTACCCGCGAGACCTAGATCTCCTAACCCTGTGGATTGCCCACACACACCTTGCCGCGGAGACGTACACGACTCCCCGGCTGTTGATCGAATCACCGGTGCCCGAATCCGGAAAGACAACTGTCCTAGAGCACCTAGAGCGGCTGTGTCTTGATCCCTTACAGATGGCGATGGTCACCAGTGATGCCTTGTTGGTGAGGGTTCTAGAGAACGGTGTGCGGACCTTGTTGATCGATGAGGCCGACCGTTCCCTCAACCCAGACAAGCCGGGCATTGAAGGACTGATAGCAGTGCTTAACAGCGGATACAAAAGGGGCGCAACCCGTCCCGTCCTTGTTCCGGTCAAAGGCGGCAAGTGGGAAACCGCGGAAATGTCCACCTTTGCACCCGTCGCTTTGGCTGGCAACCAGCCAAAGCTCCCCGACGACACGCTCTCACGGACAATTCGCATCCTGATCATGCCCGACCATGACGGCACCGCAGAAGACTCCGACTGGGAACTGATCGAAGACGAAGCCCGAGCACTGGCCAACGAGTTGGCGCTGTGGGCGGATTCAGTCCGGGAGCACGTCCGCACCTGCGAACGCCCGGCGCTGCCGGACGGTGCACGATCACGCACCAAAGAGCGGTGGCTGCCGTTGAAACGGGTTGCCGTGGCTGCCGGTGGCAGATGGCCGGACGTTGTTGACCACCTCGTGAAGCTCGACCTGGAGCGGATGCAACTGGAACGAGATGAAGGAATCTTGGCCGAGAAGCTGCATGTAACACTTTTGCGCAACATCGCTGAGGTGTGGGTGCCGGGGCAGGGTTTCCACTCAACCGAGGATCTTATTTCGATGTTGGTGGCCCGGTTCCCGTTCACGTGGGGCAGGTCGGAGAAGTATCCGAAGGGCCTCACTGCCCAGCGGTTGGGCAGGATGCTGGTCAAGAATTATGGAGTCTATTCCGACCGTACAGCAGACAAGGTTCGTGGCTATCACGCCCGTTCATTCGACGTGGCGTGTCGATCTGTAGGTATCTCTCTTATCGAACCGGCCAAACCGGCTGAACCGTCCGAATCGGCCCAAATAAAGCCGCTGCCAGGGGATTTCACCCCGCCGACCGGCGACGGTCGCTGTGAATGCGGTTTCCATGTCGCCACGCAGGGTGACCGCGACGGATGCCCGGAAGCGCGGTCGGCGTGATGGACGATGAACTGACCCCAGACCGCGTCGCTTACCCGACCTCGCAGGTGATCAGGTCATCATCGCGGTGGCGGACCCTGCGCAACCGGTTCAAGGACCACTGTCAGCGCGTCGGTGCCCGGTGTCATTGGTGCGTTCTTCGCGGCGATTCGGAGATGGCCACCATCGACTACAACGCCCCGGCCAACAGCCCCTACGCATTCGAAGCCGACCACGTCCAACCCGTTGATACACATCCCCATTTGGCCTATGAGTGGGCCAACTTGGTCCCCTCACATAGCCGGTGCAATCGGCAGAAGGGAGTGAAAACCTATGAACAGCAGGGCGAATGGGTCAAGCCGGATTGGTGACAGCGATAGATTCCCTTGCTACCCAGCCTCCCCGCGGACACCGGTTCCAGTGTGCCACCACAATACTGAGTCAAAAGACTCAATGATCAACGCGTCGATCAACGCGTCCAACACATTCCAGCTAACACGGGTTGCGTACGCTAATCCCATTAGGACACAACAGTATTGGCGTTGCAGCAAACATGTGCGTCGACTGATGCGGCATCGCCTTAGCAAACGTCTACACGGCCCTAGCGCAGTGTCACAAGCCTCTGACCTGCATAGATACCTTTCACACAACCCTCGCGAGCTATTTTTTAAGGACCATCCCGCCGCTACTCGGCAGTCGTGCCATCTTTCGCCAGCTAGCTCAGCAACCTTTTTCCGTTTGACCAGGCATTTTTGAAAGGGAATTCCCATGCAAGACCGCAAACAACCACCTTCCCACCTCAGAAAATGCGGAAAAGCCAAGTGGCGCAAGCTAGTTGCCGAAAACGACTTCTCGGCGGCTGAAACAGACACATTGGAGCTGTATTGCAGCTTATGGGACACACTCGACAAGCTGGACGCTGAACTAGCGACGATGGGCGTGGTCGTAGCCGGGTCGGAGGGTCAACCCGTCGTGAATCCCGTTCTGCGCGAGCGCCGCGAAACCATCAAGCAAATCGACGCGCTCATGGTGGCGTTGGCGATCCCGGTTGACGGCGAGTCGTTCGGCGTCCGCCGTTCCGGTTCGGCGCGCGCGGCGGTGAAGGCCAAGAGACCGCCGAAGATGCCGCCACGCGGTTTCGGGGAGGTCAGCTGATGGCGAGGTCAATCAAGAAGGCGGGCGTTCAGCCATGGCCTGATCGGCATCGATGCGACGACGGCAAGGTTCGGTCGCTGAGCATCTACATCGCCGAGGAATGGGCGAACCATCCCGAAGTGGTTCGCGGCTCGGTGTCCTACCCACCCGGTGATGGCCGCGGTGTCTGGATGAGTCACCGGCTCCGCGCTGCCCGAAGTCTGGGCCGTAACCCCCTCGCCGTGGTGTCGCGGATGTCAGGGCGTGGCGCCCGGAGGAACCTGCCCTTCACATGACATCACCAGACCCTGAAAACCGCTTAGCGGGGCGCTCAGCCCCGAAAACCCACCACTGAAAGGAAATCCCAACCCATGACCAGAACCAAAGCTGACGACGTACGCGCCCTCGACTTGGTGGCCGCGTACGTCACCCTGGATATCCCGACCCTCGACAAGATCGTGACCGAGGCGGACGAGGCCGGTCACCTGGGCCACCTGGTGCTCGGCACGTTCGAAGTCATCGAGCAGGTGCTAGAGCAGTTGCCGCGCGCGGAGGTGGTCACCGCCGTTGAGCAGATCGAGGCCATCGCGACCGGCAAAATAGGGGTCGAGGAGTCGTCAGCAACCACACCTGAACTGGTGGTGCTTGCCGCGCGGCTGTCCGTCGCGCACGCGACCAACGACGGCCACCTGATGGCCGAACTACTCGACCAACCGCAGTCGATCACCCTGCTGCTCGACGCGATTATCGGGCTACACCTGCATTTACTCCCGGCGCTGGGTGATCCCGAGGTATTGCGGGCGCTGAGGGTCGCGGCGTTGCGGGCCGAAATCGATGCCATCGATGAGTAAGCGCTACAATACAATTCGTAGCTCAGTATCCGGAGCGCCAGAGCCACTGAACGGCCAAACTGGACTCATGGTCACTATGCGCAGCGCTTCTATTTCGCGTGCAAAGAAGGTGACTCATGACTGATTCTGAAATCCTCTACCGCGCAGCGTCGTTGACGCCCGGTGCTGGTCGCACCGTGTATGGCCTAGTCGTGCCCTACAACCAAACGGTTGAAGTGCGCGACAGCTTTTCGCGTTACCAGGAACGGTTTGAACCCGGCGCTTTCCGGCGGTCGATCGCTGAGCGGGGCAATAAGATCCGTCTCTTCGTGGGTCATGACACTAAGAAACTCGCGATCGGTAAGCCCGTCGAACTTTACGAGCAAGCCGATGGGGTGCACGCAGCGTTCGAAATCAGCGACACTACTGCGGGCAACGACGCACTCGAAAGCGTGCGGAGCGGCTACGCCGACTCGTTCAGTGTCGGGTTCCGGCCCCTTCGTCACCGGATGGACGGTGATGTGCTGGTGCGCACCGAGGCCGCTCTCCGTGAAGTCTCACTGGTGGGGTTGCCCAATTACGACGGTGCCACCGTCGCCGGTATCCGCGCCGAAGGTCCGGTCATCGGTCGTCACATCGCAGAGGCGCAAATCCTTTTACTCGATCTGTAACCAAGGAAGTTGAAACATTATGACTATCAGAGACATTGAAGATCTGCGTGGACAAATCGCCGCTGACCGCGACGCTGCCAACGAGATCCTGACTCGCGCCGAAGGCGACCTCAGCGGCCCCGACGCCGAGGAGTTTGACCGACTCATCAACCGCGCCAAGGCCAACAAGGACCGGTTGGACGGTTATCAGCGCCGCGCAGACGCCGTCGCCGCTTTCGAGTCGATCACCGGTGCTGCACCGGACCCGGCTGCACCATCCGCTGGTCATGGCCATGGTGCCCTGTATGGTCAGCAGATCCTCACCCGCTCTGACTCGGTGTCGGATTGGGCGCACGACAACGGTTTCGACCACGCCACTGAGCAGCCGTCGTTTGACAAGTACATTCGCGGAGTCGTTACCGGCAATTGGGCTAATGCCGATCAGGAACGAGCGCTCGCCGAGGGAACGCAAAGCGCCGGTGGATATTTGGTACCGACGCCGCTGGCGGGATTTGTTATCGACATAGCACGCAACGCAACTCGCGTCATACAGGCCGGTGCGACGACTGTTCCGATGCAGTCTCAGACGTTGCGGGTGCCGAGGCTGATTAACGAGGGTGGACCATCGTGGCGTAATGAGAATGCGCAAATACCAGAAGCCGACATGCAATTCGATTCGGTGTTGTTCACCGCGAAAAGCCTTGACCGGCTCATCGTCATCAGTCGCGAGTTGTTCGAAGACTCGAATCCCGATGCTAGTGGTGTGATCGCCAATTCGTTTGGGCGGCAGATCGCGGTGGCGCTGGACTACGCAGCATTGCGCGGATCAGGTGTTACCCCAGTGCCTTTGGGTGTGCTGAACACTTCGGGGGTCACGACCACGAGTCACGGTGCCAACGGTAGCGCGATATCTGCATTGTCGTATGACTTCTTGCTGGATGCAGTGAATGCGGTGCGGGCCAACAATTTCGAGCCGAATGCCCATATCGTGGCCCCGCGCACGGTCACGTCACTGCGCAAGCTCAAGGATTCCCAGCAGCGGTATCTACAGCCACCCGCTGACTCGTTGCCGCTGCTGCCGACTAACCAAATTCCGACCAATCTCACGGTCGGTACATCTTCGGATGCGTCGGAAGCCTATACCGCACAATGGGATCAGCTCGCTATCGCTATCAGGACCGAATTCGTGCTGGAGTTTTTGCGCGAAAGATACGCTGACACAGGGCAATACGGATTCATCGGTCACTTGCGCGCCGATATTCAATTGCTGCAACCGGCCGCGTTCGCGGTGGACTTGGGCATTCGCGGTTAA